TCCTGGGTATATCCCTCCGCGGGTGCCACCTGGACCGCCACATTTACCGCCGCCGTCACGGGTGCACGCACCTGTACGTCCACGGCGATCTCCCGGCGGCTCTGGAAGTAGGCGGTCAGCTCGTCCAACAGGTCCTGATCGGGCACACCCTCCAACGTGGCCGCCACCACGTCCACCGTACCAATGCCCCGGGGCCGGGCCAGCACTGTGACAGCCGCCACCTGGTCAAAGGACAGGGCCTCCTGCTCATAGAAGGCCGCGTTGGCGCCGTTGGGCAGACGGCGGTAGGTGTCCAGCACGCGCTGGCGCAAAGCGTCATCCTCCTCCGCGTCACCACCGCCCGCGCAGGGCACAGGATTGGTGCAGGAACTCACGCCCAGAGGCGCTACCGTCATGGATACAATGGTGCCCGCCGCCACGTTGCCCGCTGCACCGGCCTCCACCGCCCGGATGGGAACGTCCACGCTGGTCTCTCCGGCGGCAATGGCTGCCTCCTCCACCGTCTCAAAGCGAATCAGTCCCGCCGTCATGCACACCGTCCCAGCCGGGATGGCACGCGCTTCCGCGGATGGCTCCTTCACTGTGAAGCGGACTACGCCCTCCGCAGCCACCGCCTGCTTGCGTTCCAGACCGCGCACCTGGGCGTGCCGGTCCAGATATACGCCCTCCGCCGTCTGGGGAAATGCCTGGCGGGCCACCCACTCGGTCTGGACCTGAAGGGCATAGACCTGCGCCGCCAGCGCGTACAGGCGGGCGGCCAGATCACAGCCCGCCTCCGGTTCCAGACCGGTGCGCTGTCCATAGCAGGCGAGCATCTCCTGATAGATCTCGTCCAATGTTTTCCTCTGTTCCATCTCGGTCTTCTCTCCTCCTTACAGGTCCACGGTGAGGGCCAGGGGTTCTCCCCTCCACTCCAGCAGAACGGTCAGCGCGCCCTGCTCGCCTCCCCCAGACAGCTCCACGCCGGTTACCCGCAGATCCTTCTCTCCCTCCAGCGCCTCGGCTACATACTGAGCAGCCAGGGTCTGCCGAGCGGAGGGTTTCTCCCGCAGAAGGAGATGGAGCCGGCTGCCCAACTCGGGCAGAAAGGGCAGACCGCCCCGCCGGGCCTTCAGTCGGTAAAGAACCCGGGCCAGCACCTCCTGGCTGCCTGTCAGGCGGCACAGGCTTCCCTTGCCGTCGGGGATGTAGTCCCCGTTTTCAATTTTACATTCCATTCTTATCCCTCACCTTCGCTCAGGATATCAATCACGATTGCGGCGATGAGGTCTTCCAGCTCCACGCCGTTTACCTCCACCCGGCCATTGAGCCCGACGGTTTTGCCCAGCAGAGAGACCGAGCTGGCCTCTCCCAACAGGCGCACCTCGCCGGGCTGAAGATCCGCCTCCCCCTGCGGTTTGCCCACAACGCAGGGAGACTCCCGCTCCCCTCCCGCCTTGAGCACCAGCACCTGGTCGCCCACCGCGGGCCGCCAGCGGTAGCCGCCCGGTGCCAGCACCGGCAGCCAGCACCGCTGAGTGCCCAGATACACGCCGCTCTCCTGTCCTCCGGCAGTCACAACCCCCACTCGGGCACTGCCGGAATTGTCCTTACTTTTCTTCGTCTGTTTGGATACCCACATTTCACTCACCTCACAGCAGGGTGTCCGGCCGCACCAGTTCCAGCCGGGTGCTATACCCCGCACTGTCCATGCTCACCGTGGCCTGCGCCACCCGGTACAGCCCGTTGCGTCCCCAGCCGGTACGCTCCAGCCGCACCAACTCCCCGGGCCATGCGCAGAAGGGCAGGGCGATATCCACCTCCAGCCGCAGTTGCTCCGCCGCCGACTTGTCCAGCTGATACTGGCCCTGATAGCGCATAGCCTGATAGTTGCTCTTGCTTGGCATGGTATACATGCGTCGGCACTGTCCGCCTGCGTCTTTGAACCGATCATTGACCACCTTGTGCAGTTCCGGCAGCTTTCCCGCCTCCCGCACCCAGATCTCGGACAGCACCCCATACCGCTTGTCCCGGACGCTCAACCCCGTTACCGGTACTCGGTCATGGATCATTTTGGGCTGCTCATCCTGCCAACGGGCCAGAACGAGTCGTCCCTGCCGGTCAAAGCGAGGTGTCACACCCCCGTGATAACAGGCAAACTCATACAGCACCGCCCACTCGCTGCTGCCGTAGTCAATGGAAAACCGTTCCACCGCCGGCAGATGTTCCTGCTTTGCCACCTGAATTCCGTAGGGCAGTACGTGGTCTTTCAAAATATCTTCCAGTGTGGCAACCGCATAGTCCAGCCCCTGCGCTTCGTTGTCCAGCAGCAGGGCAGCCATGCCCCGACCGCTCACCTCCAGCCGGCATCCCTGTGCCGACCACGTGACCTGACACTCGTCCACCACCCCGGCAAACACCTGCTCCTGCCCCTGAAAGGCCGCAAATCGTATCACGTCCGCCAGCGCCGCGTCATCTGCGCAATTCCACAGGCTCACCACCCGAAAGCTGTCGCAGGGTGTTCCGCAGCCATAGTCCAACTCCCACTCCAGCAATTCCGGCATCTTATGGCGCGTGCCGTCACCGGTCATCAAATAGGCCGTCACCGCACACGCACCTCCTGTCCCACCCGGATCAGACTGGGATTTTTGATCTGAGGATTGAGCTGCAAGATCTTTTCCAGCGTAGTGCTGTACTTTTTTGCAATGGACCACAGCGTATCTCCCTTGACTACACTGTGGGTCAGCTGCTCAGCTGTAAACTGCTCGCCCTCAGCCTTCTGTTCACCCTCCGTCCCCAGTTGGGCATCGTAATACCCCAGATCTTCCCAAAAGGCAAAGGTATAGCTCACATAGTCCGGTCTGGGCTCCTGCTTCAGGGACAGTTCCACAAAATGGGCTCTTGCCGTCTGCCACAGGGGATGGATCAGCTCGCCCGCTCCCGGATCGTAAAATATATTGGCCAGCGCACCAAACTGGGCATACGCCTCCGGCCCGACAAATTCGCCCTCGCCCCGCATGACCCTTCGGGTGCGTCCCAGATCCTGCAAATGGTACAGGCCATAGGGCACCTTGTTTTCCACCATAACCCGTTCATATTCGATGGTATACACTCTGGGGTTGTGGGGCCAGACATAGTTTTTATATCGCATGGGTGTCAATTCCATTTGCTCTCACCCTTTCTTGTCACAGCAGGCCCAGCGGCCCATCATACCGTCTTGCATCCCGCTGAAAGGCCGCATCCACAGCAGCGGCATAGTCCGCCGTCCTGCGCACGGACAGTGCGCCGCCGTGTCGCACATCTGCCATTCCCGGCTGCATGACCGACTGCACAGCCGCATTCCCGCTGCCGCCGTGTTCCCGCACCTGCTGCACCGCCCGGTGCAGCCGGGCCATCTGTCCCACCAGCGGCAGCTGCCCGGCCCGCTTGTGCCAGACCGCTTCCGCCGCCGCTTGGACCAAGGTTTGTATATCACCCTGCCCGGGCAAGTTCTGCCGGTACGTCACTGCATTATCCACATTCTGTTCCTGCGGGCGGGCCGCTCCATCGGCAGTCATCTGTTCCCATGCCTGCCGTTCCCACAGGCGCAGGCTTCTCTTGCTCCAATCCAGCGTTCCGCCTTCCTCGTCGCTTGCCTGCTGCTCCAGCAATTCTTCCAGATAGTCCGTCATGTGCTCTCACCCCGCTTCAGTCGTTGAAACCGGCTCTCGTCGAAGCTGCCGTTCCGATTGCCTTCCGTCATGCAAAGAAGCGCTCCGCATCCGGCGCACCGTTCCTCCATGGCCCGGTCACGGCAGGTGGGACACAGTCCGTCCAGTTCCTGCTCATCATCCAGCATGAGATTTAACGCACACCACAGAAAGTCCCGGTCCTTCATCGTTCGGACACGGTCCTCCGTGGGCAGGGCTGAAAAGGATCGCAGCACGCGCCAGTACAGCCGCTCCTCCCGGGCGTGCTCCAGACGTTTTTTAGTTCTTCCACCCGGTCCTCCCCGGCCTGCGGCCCGGGATTGACCTGCTGATTGAACCGGGACCACTGCCCGGCCAGCGCACCGATCTCTTCCACCGTAAGCTCCTCCAGCACGTGGCTTCCGTCCCGAAACAAACGCTGACCGTCTTTCATCAGCGCCCGGGCCAGCAGGCAGGCATTGGAGCACAGGGCGCGCTCCCGCGCGCCCTGTGTAAGCCAATCAGCTTCGCGCCGAGCCTCCAGCACCTCCATGGCGCTGAGCAGCCGCAGCGTGCGGCCATCCTCCAGTTCCAACCGGTCGGGCCCACTTAAAAGGCTCGTCTGCATCGGTTACACCCCCGTCTCGATCCGTCGGGAGGCCACCACCGATACCTTTTCCAGCACCATATCGCCCAGGCCGGCTTCTTCGCTGATATTGCTCCACTGACAGTGGGAGTAGATGATGCGCCGGTCCGGCTTGCAGATGACCAGCGAAAAGTCCTCCAGAGAATAGAAATCGATGCCGTCCTGAATGGCCTCATCGGTGGCATACAGCCGGGACAGCTCCAGCTGATGCTTCACCGGTCCTGCCACCGTAACCACCGGCTCTTTCTCTCCAAATGCCTCCACGCTGGTGCTGGTCTTGGTGGCTTTGGCGCTGTAGCTCTGCACCACCGCCACCTTTTTCCCGTTTACCTCAAGGTAGATGTCACTACTGGTCGGAAATCCTGTGATCGTCATGTCCTTCCCTCCTTATACCGTAATATGGGCGCTCAGCCAGATCTGGTTGATGCCGTGGGTCACCGTAAAGGAGAAGTCCACCAGACAGCGGGTAGGCTCCTCACCGTCGGCACTGACGCTCACATTTTCATATCCGGTGATGATCTCCCGTGCCAGCTTGTTCTCCAGTTCCAGCACCACCTGTGAACGGATGGCGCCCCGGCTCTGGGCAGTATTTTTGGCCCGGCGGAAACGGCTTTTCAGCGCGTTGCGGATGGCAGGGATCACATCGTCCACCACAAGGATGGCGGAAAGATCCCGCCATGTACTGTCCGCCGCGCCGTCGGTGGTGGTCCGGGTGGTCACACCGCGCACCACGCTCACCACACCGCCAACCGACTCCGCCACTGTTACACCGCCACGGATCAGTACATCCATCTGGCTGTCATCATAGCGGCAAGCAAGGCCGTACAGTCCGGTCAGCTGCGCACCGCCCAGCGGGATGGCGGGATCGGTCTGCCCGGCAATGGCACCGGCCACCGCCGCGGCAAGCTGGATGCCGGACAGACTCTGCTCCTGCCCGTCCACGCAGCCGGGCGCAACCAGAACCACACGCTCGCTGTTCAGCCGTCCGGCCCGCTCCACCAGCTGTGCCACGTCCTCGTCCACACCGCCGGCCACCACAGCAATACGCTCACGCTGGGCATTGGATGCCGCGTGTATGCTGTCCCGCAGAGCCTGCTGTACCTCCGACAGAGTGCTGTCGCACACCGCCAGAGAAATGTCTTCCGTCCCTGTCATGGACTTAAAGGCCGTCTGATAGTCGGTCAAATTGCTTCCCTTCACCGGGAAAACCATTACCTGTGCCGCGCCGTTTTGCAGCAACAGGCGGATCAAGGCGGCGGCATTGTCACCACGCTCCGCCCCAAAGGCCGCCACCGCATCCTCGTAGCGGCTGATGTTCCACATGTTTTTGGCCGGACTGTCCATCCGAACTGCCAAACCCACGTTTTTGCGGCCGGCGCCCGCACTCACCGCCGCGCTGGCGGCATAGGAGGAATATACCCCCGGCCGCTCATGTACTGTGATGCTCATGTGTTCACGTCTCCTCTCAAAGCAAAGTCAAGGAAGGTACCTGCCTCGTCACCAACGGCGCATAGCCAGCCGGAACATTCCAAGTGACAGCGTAGCCGGATCAATCCTTCCTTTTCGTCGTATTCCGGCTCCTGACCGGTCAGTTCCCGAACGCTGAGCCCCACCGGCTTCTCCCGCTGAAAAGCCCGCATCATCTGCCCAAAAACCGTTCGGCAGGCCTGCGCCCCCACACCGGGCACAGCCAGAACATCCAGCGCAAAGGTCATTGTGGCCCTGCGTCCATACATCTCCTGCCACATGCCGGTCTTTTCATCCAGAACCTGCCCCAGATAATCCTGCATCGCCGCCGGACCGCAATCCAATCTCTCCAGTGAAACAAGAATGACCGGACCTTCTTTATCCTGTCTGCGTTCCTGCGGCCAGCTTGCCATGGCCTGCATGCCCCGCTGATTCAAAAACGCGGTCAACTGTCCCTGCAGTTCTTCCAGCCTCATTCAGCCACCTCCTGCCCCCTGTGGCTGAGTACCGCCCACCAGTGGGTCAGCGTCTGCCCTACATACACAGGGTGCGCCCCGCGCACCCGAAAGCGTTCACCGCCCACTTCTACCCGGCTGTCCTCGTCCAGTGCCGGTTCGGGCGGCCCAAAATAGACAAAGCAGTCCTGCTTCACCTGACCCAGCGGGGAGGGGACGGACTGCTCCGTCCCCCGTTCCCGCACGGGCTGAATAAAGGCGCGCAGCGCTTTCCCCTCCGGCGCACCGGTTGCATATACCCGCACATTCTGCCCGTACCGGGCCAAAATGCGGGCAAATTCCCGTTCCATCATTGCACTCACACTCCATAAAACAGGAAATGATCATCCCTGGTCCATCCGGACATGATCCGTTCGGCCTGTTCTCGCAGCAGTTTGGCCTTGTCCCCGGCACCGCCGCTGTGCACGGTCACGTCACCAGCGGTAAAGGACTGGGGCTGACCTGCACTCCGGCTCACCTCCAGCCCGGACAGAGCCAGCCACGCCCCGGCCAGCGCAAAGGCCTCCGGACAGTCCTCAGGCCCAACCCCCTCACGCAGCCGCCCGGCCAGTTCCCGTTGCGCCGCTGCGCACAGGGTGGCCAGCAGCTCCTGCTCGTCAGGAGCTACCTGCCCCAGCGTGCGGGCCAGCTCCATGATGCGTCCAGTCATCACACACTCAGCACCTTGGACGCATCACCAAACAGCTTGGCAAAGCCACTGATACTGGTGATGGCGGCGCGCTCCAGCTGGCGGTCGATGAGCTTGTCGTACTCGATCATCACGTCGCTGCCCTGCACCATCTCCAGCGCGTAGTTGCGGTCCAGACCGATGATCTTGCCCTCAGGCAGCGCGGAGGTGCGCAGCAGAGTGGCGCCCAGAGGGGTGGTCAGCTTGCCGGTGCCCTGGAAATTCAGGCCGGTCATGGGATTCTGAAACTCAGGCAGCTTGAGCATCTTGACCATCATGTCGTTGCTCACCAGCAGGGTGTTCATCTCATAGGGGTCAAACTTGGCCCAGAAATCCACCAGATCCTCATAGGTCAGCACACCGTTGGAGGCCACGGAATACTCCTGGGCGGCATTGCCGTTGCCGTCGCCGTTGATGAGCACCTCAATGGCATCCTCCAGATGCATGCGGTTGATGTGCGCGCCGATCTGACGCAGGGTGACGGAGAACAGGTCCAGCTTCTGATAGCGAATGGCCTCATAGGAAGCCACCAGCATTCGGCCGCGTTTGTGGAGCTTGACCAGATTGTCTTGCACCTTCACCGTGGTGCTGGGGATGACTGCACCCTCCTCCACATGGCGCAGCTTCTTGTCCTCGCCACCGGCCTCGGTGGTGATGGAGCGGTAGTCCATGCCGTCAAAGCGGGTCACGGCGGCAGTGATGTT